AGGAGAAGAAATTGTCGAAGGTGAGGTTGAATTTGGATTATATTCCCCTTATGACGTCGTAACCGATGGTACAAAAGACGGCTGGAATAATAATACAAACGAATGGGTTTTAACAAGAACCTTTAAAAACCGCTATAACCTCATGGCAAAATACCCAGAACATGCCGATAAGATTCGCGGATTACCAACAAAGGACGCCGCATCTTCGTATCGCTTAGGTCTTCTTTCAAACGACGAAACCGATGACATTGCTGTTTATGAATTCTTTCATAAGAAAACAGAGGCTTTACCTGACGGTCGTTATCTTCTTTTCTTAGATTCAGACATTGTTCTTATTGACGCACCAATGCCATATCGTGTTCTTCCAATCTACCGCATCTCTGCTGGTGATATTATGGGAACACCATACGGCTACTCTTCAATGTTCGACGTATTCCCCATCCAGGAAGGCATAAATGCTCTTTATAGCGCAGTTATGACCAACCAGAACGCATTTGCTGTTCAAAACGTTTTCGTGCCACGTGGGGCAGATTTAACGATGGACAGCCTACAGGGCGGAATGAACGTTATTGAAGGTAATGCAAAGCCAGAACCCATTAACTTAACCCAGACTCCGCCAGAAATCTTTAAATTTATTGAAATGCTTATTCAGGCGGCGGAAACTATCTCAGGCGTTAACTCAGTCGCTCGAGGTAACCCTCTTCCTTCTCTACAATCAGGAACAGCCTTGGCTCTTGTACAGTCAATGGCTTTACAGTTCATTTCTGGATTACAACAAAGCTATGTGAAACTTATTGAAGACACTGGAACTGGACTTCTTCAGATTCTTAAGGATTACGCACAAACACCTAAAATTGTTGCACTTGTTGGAAAACATAATAAAACTCTTTTAAAAGAATTCACCGGAGAAAGCATCAATGCCATCAATCGCGTTGTTGTGGACATCGGTAACCCTCTTTCAAGAAGCGTTGCTGGTCGCGTTCAAATGGCCGATCAAATGCTTCAAATGGGCATTCTAAAAGACGCCAAAACCTACTTCCAAGTTATTAACACTGGTAGAATTGATGTTGTTTTTGAAGGAGATTTAGCACAGCAGCTCCTTGTTCGTCAAGAAAATGAATGGTTGATTGAAGGAGAAAATCCCATTGTTTCGCCTTTTGACTACCATAAAGAACATATTCAAGAACATGCGGCGGTTCTTGCCGATCCAGAGCTTCGTAAAGATCCAGCCCTAGTAGCTCGTGTTCATGACCATATTCAGGACCACTTGGATAAGTTAAGAAATACAGATCCGTTTATATTACAAATGATGGGGCAACAGCCAGCACCCCCTCCTGGTATGCCAGCAGTTGACCCAAATCAGCCTCAAAATCAAGGAGGTCAGCCCGCCGGAGATAATGTTGAACAAATGATGCAAGCTGCTCCAGAGGAACCACAGGTAACAGAGGCAGGTCTTCCTAATATCCCTCAACCTCCGGCTCCTTTTGAAAATCTACCAACACAAGCCAGCGATTTAACTCCAGGTTAGTATAAATGGGAAAGGTGCTTCCTCTACGCCGTAATTTAGAAAAGAAAATGAGGATGGCTATACGACAAAGTATAGCTTATAAAAGGTTGTTTTTATTAAGTTTTTTATTAAATACTATTTTAATAGTTGGTATTATTTTAAAACATTACTAATTTAACAACTTATTTAGGAGATATTTTTAATGCCAGGGCCAAATCATCCATACACCCAGTTGAGTGCCGATCAGGTAATTCAACAGGTTTTTGATGAAAGCACGGATCAGCTCCGTGTTAATGCCTCTGTAACCGCAACTATTGGCGATGTTGTTATTGATGCTGAAGAATCAAACATTGCCATTAAGGACCCGGTTACTGATAATATTTTAAAAATTAACTCCGACGGATCTATTGATGCCAATGTTGCTGTTTCTGCCGCAAGTGGAGACAGTGCTTTGGCAGTTGGCACAGTTGACGGTACAACTAGTGGAACGCAAAGGGTTTTAAAGCTTAACGGCGACGGAACTATTAGAACAGTTCAACTTTTTACTGTTCCATATGACACCATAACCTGTGATAATCCAGACCCATCGCCAACGGTGGAAATTTACCGATCAAGGGTGGGTGGGTTATCTGGAACAGTTCAACAAGTGGCAACCATTACATACAGAGACTCAACAAAAGCCCGAATTGATAGTGTGGTGGTTTCATAATATGCCGTTTGTTTTTAATCCTTTAACTGGTTCTTTGGATTTAGTAAACGCTCCAGGTGGGGATGTTTTTGGTCCTTCAAGTTCAACTGATAATGCCATAGCTCGTTTTAATGGAACAACCGGTAAACTCATACAAAACAGTAAAGCAACTGTTCAAGATGGCGGGGCCGTAGTTGCACAAGGTTTTATAACTAATAGAATAATTACCGATCTTGTAACAATTCCTTCCAACCATGTTATGATTACTTCAAGCTTTTCAATTGAGTCTGGAGGGGAATTAGTTATTGAATCCGATGCGGAGGTTGTAATAGTTTAATATGTCGTCACCAGGAACAGCGAGATTATCAGCCCTTGCGTCGTCTCCAGCAGCCCCAGCACCGGGCTATGTAATTCTTTATTTTAAAACAGATAATATTCTTTATATTAAAGATTCAAGTGGAGTAGAAACACCTTTAGGATCTTCTTCTGCCATTACATCATTAACCGGTGAAGCAAGCGGTGTTGGACCAGGGGCAGCATCTGTAACTCTTTCTAATTCGGCAGTTATTGGAAAGGTTTTAACTGGATTTGTTTCGGGGCCAAGTTCTCCGGTTTTAGCCACAGATACCTTACTTCAAGCAATTCAAAAACTTCAGGCTCAGGTTTCTAGTGTTTCGGGCTCTGCAATTACTGCGTTAACTGGAGATGTTTCTGCAAGTGGACCCGGTTCAGTTGCGGCAACTGTTAATGCTGTAGGAGGAAAAACTGCTTCTGAAATTTCTACTTCGGTAGACGATACGCAAGATGCAACTTCGGTTAATACTGCTTCTACTATCGTTAAAAGAGATGCAAGTGGAAATTTTGCAGCTAATAATTTAAATATTAACCAACTTAATGCATCAGGAACGGTAACAGGTTCAAATTTATCAGGAACAAATACTGGCGATGTTACCGTTACCGACAGTTCGGATATTGACTTAACACTCGCTGGTCAAGACATAACCGCCAATTTAACAACAACCGGAGTTTCTGCCGGTTCATATGGCAGCGGAACCGCTATTCCTAATTTTACTGTAGATAATAAAGGAAGATTATCTGCAGCAGGGTCTACAGCCTTGACAGCAACAGGAATTCCGGGATTTGACGAAGCAGCACAAGATGCAGTTGGAAGTATTTTAACAGATACAGCAACTATCGATTTTACTTACGATGATGTTGCAAATACCATTACCGCAAACGTTCCAGATGGCGCAATTACAGATGTTAAATTATCTACAGGAATTAACGCAAATAAAATCGGAAGCGGATCTGTTGATAATACAGAATTTGGATATTTGAATGGCGTAACTTCTGCAATTCAAACACAATTAGATGGTAAAGCGTCAACAACACACGCATCAACACACCTTCCTTCCGGCTCTGATCCATTAACAACGGCGGCTCCTTCTACGAGTTTATCAGCAACCACTTCTAATGCCGAAGGAACTGCTGAAAGTTTTTCAAGAAGTGACCATAGTCATGATATATTAACAGGCACTGCATCAACAATTGTTCCAGATCAAAGCAATACCGAAGGTAGTTCTTCAAATTTAGCTCGCGCTGATCATATTCATAACATTCCTTCAGGAACGCCAGTTCAAGTTGGAACTAGTAATTTTATAGGCGCAGCCGCGTCTTTTGCTCTTTCCGACCATGTTCACTCGCATGGAAACCAAACTTCTGGAACTTTACACGCAGCAGCTACAACTTCAGTTAACGGTTTTATGTCATCAAGTGATAAACAAAAACTTGATGATGCAACTGATTTAAATACGTCCTCTAAAATAGTTCAACGGGACGCCAGTGGTAATTTTTCAGCTTCTAGAGTTGATCAATCGACCGCAAGAATTCGAGGGGCTGGCGGAAATGTTGATATAACCGCAGATGCTTCAACTGTTTCTTATTCTTTAGAGTTACCGCCAACACAAGGTGCGGCTGGGACTTATTTAACAAACGACGGAACTGGAAATCTTTCTTGGTCAAATCCACAAGTAAATATTGATGGTGGAAGACCAGATAGCGTTTTTGTTCTAGGTTTAAATATTAATGGAGGCACCCCCTAATGCCAGCAGTTACAATTCTTCAATTACGTAGAGGAACGGCCTCGCAATGGGCTTCGGCTAATCCAGTTCTTGCGCAGGGAGAAGTCGGATACGAAACCGATACAAACCAATATAAAGTTGGCGATGGCTCAACTGCCTGGTCCTCTTTGTCATACGGAGGCTTAGCCGGTCCTTCGCAAACAGAAGTTTTAGAAAATTATGGAGACGGTTCCGATGGCGATATTACTATATCGTCAGGTATAACCACGCTATCTAGAGATTTTTATTATAATAATTTAACTATTAATGGAACTGGAGCTTTAGTTACAAACGGTTTTCGTGTTTTTGTTAAAAATACACTAGATTTAACCGCAGCACCGGCAGGAGCAATTCGTTTTAATGGAAACAACGGATCTTCTTCAGTAAGTGCTAGCGGGGCCTCAGCAGGAGCCGCGCAAGCTGGTGTGACCGTTAGCGGTTCCGTTGCCGGAAGTGCAGGAACTTCAGCAGGTTCGAATTCAAATAGTGCAGCTTCTACTGTAGTTGCAGCAATTGCTGTAGGTAATGGTGGACCAGGTGCTTCGGGTGGAACAGGTGGAGATAGTGGAACCGGTCAAGTCGGGGGAACGGCAACTGGTGGAAGTTTAATTACAACAGATTTTCCAATTCGAAGATATGAAACTGAGCTAATACGTGGAACTGTTCTTATTTCCGGAGGTAATGGTGGACGTGGTGGAAGCGGAGGCGGGTCTAACCAAACTGGCGCTGTAAGAAACGGTGGAGGGGGCGGCGGAGGAGCCGGTGGCGGGGTTATTGCAATTTGGGCAAGAATTATTTCCAGAAGCGGTTCGACTGCTGTTGGAGCAATTCAAACAAATGGTGGTAATGGTGGAAACGGCGCTAACGGCGGAACGGCCAACACTGGCGGCGGAGGCGGAGGCTCCGGCGGTGGAGGCGGCTGGATATTCTTACAATTTGATCAATTAATTGGAACATTGGCAACTAACGCGTTAGAAGTAAACGGCGGAAATGGCGGTAATGGTGGCAATGGAAGTGGAGTTGGCGCAACAGGAGGAACAGGCGGAACCGGAGGTCATTCCGGGCGTATAACTCAATTAAACGTTCGTTCTTCAACGGGCTCTGAGGTTTTTGGTACAACAGGAACTTCCGGGTCTGGTCCAAGCGGCGCCACAGGGGGAGCCGGTGGACCCGGTGCGATACTAAGGGCAAATTTATAATGGCGCAAAAAATTCAAATAAGAAATGGATCTTCAGGTTCTTGGGCTGCAACAAATCCAATTCTTTCTATTGCCGAGCCTGGAATTGAAGGTGATACTGGAAGATTTAAAATTGGTGATGGTGTAACGAATTGGAACTTGTTACCATACACAGATGTTGCCGGTATAACACAAACTCAACCGTTTCGATGTTTTGGCGATGGATCAGATGGAAATGTTATAATTTCATCAGGAACAACAGTTTTAAATAGAGATTATTATTATAACAATCTTACTGTTAGTGGAAGCGGTAAAATTGAAACAAATGGATTTAAAATATTTGTTAAAAATATTTTAGATCTTTCAACCGCAGGTAAAGACGCAATTAACAACAATGGTAGTCATGGAGGGGATGCAAGTGCGACTACCGGAGGAATAACCCCAACAGTACACGCTTCAGGGTCCGTTGCCTCTCCTGGCCAAGGAACCAACGGTGCCAATGGAACAACTGGTACCGGGGTAACTTCTGCCGCACCTTCTACAGTTATAGGTAACGGAGGCCCGTCAAATACTAGTGGAGCCGGTGGAGCTGGAGTAAACGCCGGTGTTGGGGGATCCGGTGGAGTTTCACCACTTTCTAACGATATTAATACATATATAACAAATCTTTTTCGCGGTACAACACTTTTAGGAGGAGGTTCCGGAGGCAGGAGCGGAAATAGTGGAGGAGGCGATGGTGTTAATTCTGGTGGTGGAGGCGGCGGAGGTGGAAATGGTGGAGGAGTTGTTGCGATATACGCTAATAAATTCGTGACTTCTGCATCAACATCTTCTTTGTGTATTTCAGCCAGGGGTGGAAACGGAGGAAACGGAGGAACCCCGTTGACCGGAATTTGTGGCGGGGGCGGTAGTGGTGCCGGTGGTGGCGGTGGATGGATATACTTTATATATAATTTTAAATTTGGACCAGTTATTAAAAATCTATTCGATGTTTCCGGAGGAGCCGGTGGAAAAGGCGGAAATGGAATTGGTATTATTCCCTCGTCCGGATTACCCGCTCAGGGCGGAGGAGGAGCAAACGGTGGATTTGGTGGTAGGATTTTTATTTTTCAAGTTCCTTTTCAGACGGGAAAATCTTATTTCCCTCCAAGTTCAAGCGCTTTTGTTCCTCAAGTTTTAAATTCAACAGCAGCACAAATAACCGGAATAGGAGCCGAGGGAGGAATCCCAGGAATTAATTTTGCGGATTTATAATTATGAAACTTAAAACAGTTTGTCAAATATGTGGAAAGCTTCTAACTGAAGTTGAAAAACCAATTATTACTGATTTAGATGTTTTACATTATGAAAAAACAGTAAAATGTCAAGATCACGGCGGTAATTCTTACGTTTATAACGAAATTGAAGTTGAAATTTTTGACGAAAATGGTCAATCTTACAACCCTCCTCAGTTTTCTGTAGAAAAAGGTGAGCTTATTTCTTCAACAATTACAGTTAAAGCTTTTAGGATTTTAGAATAATGTCCTTAAACATACCTCCGCATTTAAGAATATATGGAGCAGCAAAGGTTCAAGCCGCTAAAGATGCTTTTAATAAAATAATGAACGATTTTGCTGGAGAAAATGTTATTGCGCAAATCACGGCAGCCGGTAAAACAAAATTAATAGCCGATGCTGTTCAAGATGTTTTATATTATGGAAGTCAAGGTAGTCTCTGGGAAGCGTTTTCTGCTACAGAAAAAACAACAATAACTCCAGAAATGGCCCCTTTTTTAACCGAAGAACGAAAACAACAGTTTAAAAATCGTTTAATTGAAGAAATTTCTAAACTTTAAAATATATGGCAAGACACTCAGATTTAGATTCTAAATTATTACGAACACACAAGTTAAAAAGATTAACTTTTGATCAAAAACTAATAATTTTTAGTTTGTTTTTACAAGCGGTTGCTGTTGGATTGCTTTTATGGAAATTTTTATAGCATTTAGTTACCCAAAGAAATTTAAAATAGGAGCCTGGGTAATTAGTAGGTTTTTAAAGAAACCATATTCTCACGTTTTAATATATTGGAAAACCGAAAGTCTAAATCGAACTTTAGTATACCAAGCTTCTCACGGACATGTTCATTTTATTGAATTTAACAACTTCTTAAGAGAGAATAATTTAATTAAAGTTTATAATTTAATTATTAATCGGGAACAATTTATTAACGTTTCTCAAAAATGTGTTGATTTAGCGAGTCAACCTTATGATTTTAAAGGAGTAATTGCTTTAGGACTTCATGAATTTTTATTAAACTTTGGTATTAAAACCCGTTTAAAGGATCATAAAGGATATTTTTGTTCCGAATTATTAGCTAGTTTACTGGAAGATGTGTTTGATAAGCCTTTTTTAAAAGACAATCATTTAATTAAACCTAGCGATATTGAGCTGTTTTTACAAGAAAATTTAAAAAATGCCAAAAAAGTTTAACTTTAAAAAAATACATAAATCAGAGTCCGGCGGTTTAACTGAAGCAGGTCGAAAGGCTTATAATAAAGCAACCGGAAGCAATTTAAAAGCGCCACAGCCAGGCGGAGGCCCAAGAAAGCGTAGTTTTTGTGCTCGAAATAAAGGTCAAATCGACATGCACAACATTGATTGTCGTAAAACTCCAGAAAAAAGAGCTTGTAAAGCACGCAGACGTTGGAAATGCACAAATTAAGGAATAATATGGCAACAGCAAACACTTTTAATAACATAAAACCTAATTTTAAAGAACAATATAGCGATAAGAAACCAAAAGAGAAGAAAAAAAGAAAATTTAAATGTCTTTGTGGGAAGGGTAAATAACATGGATGACAATAAATTAAGATTTTTACGAAGAATAAGCATGTCGATGGCAACGGACGAGTCCGATCGCGAACGTCTTTTACGCCAACAGGAACAATCTTTGGCGGAAAGACAAAGGGCAGCGGCTTTAAGAGCCCTACAAAGTGCTCCTGATCGAATCGCGCCTCGCCCGCCTCGAGAACCGGAATTTCAGGGCGGTTTAAGTCAAGATGAACTAATGGCAATGGAGCAGCGATTAGCTGAACAGGAGCTAGAAGATCGTATTAAAATGCAAAAACCAGATCCCGAGGTATATCGAGAGCTTGATCCTGAGCTTTTAGCTCGTCATATGGCCCGATATCAGAGCGGTCAGGACGCGAAGATGGATGCCGAGAAACGTAAAGAAATTTTAAAGAAGATTATTGAAGAACAGGGAACTGTTCGGAAATATTACGGAAGTCAAAGGTAAGTAACTACCTAATTTAACTAGATTTCTATCCTGTTACTAGGACGAGATCGTTTTTTCCCATCCTAACGGACGGAAAGGATATAAAATGTCAGAGCAAGTAACACAATCTGCCCCAGAAGCAGAAATTAAACCAAATAACCAAGAACAACTGGAGTCAGAAGCGCCTGAGTTAGAAGCCGAAGGTGAAGAATTAGACTCTGAGCCAAGTAAAGAAGCTGAAGCCAAAGAAAAAGAAGAAAAATCTAAGGCTAAGCGGTTAAAGAAGCTAAAATTAAAAGTTGATGGTCAGGAACTAGAAGAAGAGCTTCCTTTTGAGATTGATGACAACCCAGAAATGGTTGAATATCTCAAGAGAAATCTACAATTGGCTAAAATGGCTCAAAAACGGGCACATAGCTATGCTGAGTTAGAGAAAGAAGTTGTTGATTTTATTCAAGAACTTAAAACTAACCCACGTAAAGCCCTTTCCGATCCAAACGTAGGCATCGATGTTAAAGAACTAGCTAAATCGATTATCGAAGAAGAGCTAGAAAACATGAAAAAGACGCCTGAGCAGATTGAAAAAGAGCGTCTAGAGGCCGAACTTAAGGCAATGAAGGAAGAGCGTGAGAAGGAAAAAGAAACCCTTCGTCAACGCGAACTAGAAATGCTTGAGCAGAAAGAGTTTGAGCGTTATGACGCCCTTATTGATAAAGCGTTAACCGATACTAAATTACCACGTACTCCATATGTTGTTCGTAAAATTGCCGACAACTTTCTAGTTGCTTTGGATGCGGATATTGATCCAGATCCAGTTTCAGTGGCAAACCTCGTTAAAGACGAAATGCTTAAGGAAATGAGGGAGTTAGTTGGTTCTATGCCTGAAGAAATGATTGAAGAATTCTTTGGAAAAGAGATTCTTGGTCGTTTACGTAAGCGTAGGGTACAACAGGCTAAAAATCCAGCAGTTTTAAGCCCAAAGAAAACCCAAGATGTTGCAGCTACTAAAGAAAGTGATGCTGATAAGGGTAATAAGGGTAAAAAAATGACATTTAAGGAATTTTTTAAGATCTAATTTAACAACTTATAGTAGGGATATATTATTTCTAAAGACTTTATGTAACCACTACCGGGCATAAACATCAAAGTAATAATAAAAACTCTATAAAAACAACAACATAAACTAAAAAGGCGTAATAAAATGGCATATGAAGCTAAACAAGAAGCCGTATTAAATCGGCAACTTAAGGTGCAGGAACTCTGCATCGGGCTTGCCATCACCGGAAACGCTACTCCCGCAAGTGTAGTGGTTACGGTCGATGAGCCAGCTCTATTGTTCATCAAAACGCAAGGTACAGACAAGATTACAGCAGCCGCTGGTGCTCTTGATAGTGGTGAAGCAGTTCCCACTTTCGTGGCACAAAACGATGCTAACGGTCTTTTCTCGGCCCTTGTAAAGGTAGAAGAGCCAATTTCAAAGGTTCTATCTGCTCAACTAATCCGTCGCACCGCTCATGGCGTTGATACGGTAAAACTGGCTAATACCAATGGTATCAGTGCCAATGGCAACAAAATTGCCCTTGACTGTGACACTGGTGTTGATCTATCGGCAGCATCGCTTGACGCTTGTTTAATCGTTAAGTATATCGTTGCTTAATAATATATTCTATAAAGAAAGGTAAATAAAAATGAGTGCTAATAACACTTTTCAGTCCTTGAACGCAAACTTCAAGGAAGTATATGCAGATAAGATTCAGGAGCTAATTCCTGATGGCGTAAAATTGCTCAATATGATCGATTTCATGCCTAAAGACAAGCAGTTAGGTAACTTGTTCCATTAATGTTGGTGGAACGTAGGTAAAATCCTACCTATTGGCGAAAAAAAAAGAAGCCGTAGTAAATCGACTCTAATTGACTTGGACCTCCTGAAAACAGGAAAACAAGGCGGAAGCGAAAGCACCGTGAGAGACTAAATGAGTTGACAATAGTTATAAAAAATGTTATAATTATTGATGCGATAGTCCGAACTACTGATATAAAATAGCAGAAACCTAATAGGTACAATGCGCAAAAACGAATATAAAGTATACGTGTTAAAATCCAATAAAGATAATAAAATTGTCTATGTTGGGTTAACTAGAAATTCTTTAATGCGAAGGTTTAACGATCACGTTTTACGTAGAAAATTTAACCGATACGAATATAGAATTGAACTAGTTACTGATAACTTGGATATCAATCAAGCCGTAGAATTAGAAAAACTGTTAATTAAACAGTATAATACAATTGAAAACGGCTGGAATAAATCTCCAGGTTCAATTAACGGTTATTCAAATTTTCATTCTGAAGAACAAAAAAAGAAATGGTCTTTAGAAAGAAAAGGTGTTCCGGTAAGTCCAGAACATGCTGAAAAAAACCGTAAAGCACGTATAGGAATGAAAAATAGTGAAAATTGGCATAAACGCCACGCTGAAAGTCATTCAAAACCGGTTATGTGTTTAGAAAATGGCATTACGTATTCCAGTGCCAGACAAGCCGCTAAGGAATTAAACTTACAATATTCAAAAATAAGTTTAGTTTGTAACGGTAAAAGAAAACATACAGGCGGTTTTCACTTCGTATTCGTTAAGAAACAGTAGAGTTAAGCAGAAATGTCTTAACCAGAATTTAATTCTGTAACAAATGCAACCTGTAGTGCTCGGTCTTGAGCACGGTGTAACATTCGCTTCTTCGGATGAAGATGCGTTTAATCTCGCTGCCCCAATTGCTGGCGTTATGAAAGATGCACAAGTACGCGGTTATCCCGCTGTACTACGTTCCGTTCTTGGATACGGTGCAGCTTCTCGTTCTGCTAACAGCAAAGCTGCGTTCATGGATTCAACGAAATATCTCGTTGCAAACATGCTTCGTTCAATGAGCAAGAAGATTGAAATCGAAATGCTCTATGGACAAATGGGCTATGCTAAAGTTGCTTCTAACTCAGGAACCGCAGTAACCATTCAGACCGCTGAGTGGGCACCTGGTATCTGGGCTGGCGCAGAAGGTATGCCAATTGAAATTCGCGACACCTCTGGCGCAACTTCAAAAGGTAACTTTAAAGTAGTTAGCGTTAACATGGACACCCGCGTTGTAACACTTGACGCCGATCCAGGAACACTTGTTTCTGGCGACGTAATTTGGCACGGCGGAGCCTATGGTAACGAGTTCCCTGGAATCCACAAGATTCTTACCACTTCAAGCGGAACACTATTCAATATTAACGTTGGACAGTATAACCTCTTCAAAGGTAACGAATACTCGGCTTCTAGCGCTGCTCTATCGTTCAACAAGTTAAACCTTGCTTCTGCTCGCGGCGTTGAAAAAGGTCAGGAAGGTAAACTTCTTGCTCTAGTTAACCCACGCGCATGGGCAAACATGATGAACGACCAAGCTGCTCTCCGTCGTTATGATGGAAGCTACAAGGTTGAAAAGGCTGAACAGGGCTCGAAGTCAATCGTGTTCTATTCTCAGTCTGGTGAAATCGAAATCGTTCCTAGCATTTATGTTAAGGAAGGTTTTGCTTATCTCCTAAACCTCGAAGATTGGGCACGTGTTGGTTCGCAAGACATCAGCTTTAAGCGTCCTGGTTACGAAGGTGAATTCTTCCGTGATCTATCGGATGCTGCTGGTTATGAGCTACGTCTTTACACAGACCAGGCTCTATTCTGCCACGCTCCTGGTAAGTCCACACTTATCAAAGACATTGTTAACGCAACTGCTTAATAATGTCTAACATATAGAACGGGCCTCCGAAAGGAGGCCCTTCTTAATAACTTTAAAAATGTAACGGTAATATTATTTATGTCTGTTAAGATTACAATTCAAGGGACAGTAATTGATTTCCCTGCTTCAGCAGACTCCCCAAACTGGGCACCAGCCGTTACCTTATTTGCTCAATTAACTGCCGACGCATTATCGACCGCAGTTGGAACTTTTGATGTTTCTCCTCAAGTTTTAAACATTGATAGTTCAAATCCTATTTCAAACGCTTCTGTTCCAAATTTAACTTTTTCCACTAGCGACGTTAGGGCCGCTTTTATTCGTTATTCTGTTTCTCGCCAAACTTCAACTACAACGGTTGTTGAATGTGGAGAAATCAGAGTCGTTTATAACGCAAATGGACCCGTTAGTAATAAATGGGAAATAGATCAAAATAGAACAGGAAACGCTAATATTTCTTTTTCAATTACAGACAATGGTCAAGTTCAATATTCAACAACTGCTTTAGGAGGTATTAACCACGTTGGTCGGTTAACCTACGAAGCAAGAGCATTACAACAGGACGAATAAGATGCTAAACATTCGCAAATTTTTACGCGGAATTGGTTTAATTCCAAAAACCGCTTCTGAAATTGACTCAAAAGGTGAGTTAGAAGTTATTGATTCTAGTGGGAAATTAAATTACCACAATGGATCTAGTGTTTCTCCTGTTGTAACTGAGGCCCATTCGGCAACTCTTACAAACAAAACAATTGACGCCGATAGTAATACAATTTCTAATATTGAAAACGCCGACATTAAGACCGGCGCAGCAATTGACGCCGCTAAAATTCATGACGGCTCAGTAAGCAACACAGAATTTGGTTATTTAAATGGTGTAACTTCTTCTATTCAAACACAACTTGATTCTAAATTTTCTAACGCGTTAAATAATGACCATATTTACGTAGGAAATGCTTCTAACATTGCAACAGCCGTTGATACAACCGCTGTTGGTGACGTGGAAGCCGACGCAACAAACGGTTTAAATATTAAATCCGGCGTAATTGTTAATGCTGATATAAATGCGTCTGCGGGCATCGCCGCAACAAAAATTCACGACGGTTCCGTAGATAATACAGAATTTGGTTATTTAAACGGCGTAACTTCTTCAATTCAAACGCAATTAGACGGTAAATTAACAGCGGCAGGATCGGCAACATTAACAAATAAAACAATCGATGGTGACGATAATACAGTTCAAGATCTTGCTTTAACTAGTTTAAAAACTGTTTTAGGAGATGCTAATCGGTTTTTAGTAAGAAACGGATCTGGAGTTGTTGTATCTAATACAAAGACCGTTCCGACTGGCGATGTAGTTGGAACTTCTGATACGCAGACTCTTACAAATAAAACAACCGATATTTTAACATGGGACGACCAAGGTTCTACACCATCTAATCCATCTGCCGGTTTTTATAAAACATATTTTAAAACTGATGGAAAATTATATCGTTTGAATAGTGCCGGAGTTGAAACAGAAATTGGTGGAAGCGGCGGGTCGGTTACACAAAACGAAGTTTGGGTTCAAGGCGGAAACGGAAAAGGTTCTACAAACAATCCGATTCGGAGATATACAAATACTCTAGTTAACGTCGGTTCTGCTATTACATACGCCGATAGTGCCACGCTTGGAGCAACATTTACTATCAATTCAGATGGATATTATGCTATTTCAATGGTTGAAGTAGATGACGCAAACGGTTCTTGGATTGCCGGAATTTCAAGAAATTCTTCAGAATTAACAACCGATATAAATTCTATAGCGGCAGCAAATAGAATTGCAGTTGCATACGGCGATGGCTCCGGTAGATACACCAACCCTAATGTTACTTTATGGTGTACATCCGGAGATGTAATTCGAGCACACAGTCAATCCCAAACCTATTCAAGCGGAAGCATCCCAATGTTTCGAATTGTAAAGGTTTCAAATTAAAATGGAACTTTTAACTAAACTATTTTCAAGAAAAGATCCAACTACAGGCATTCCTTCGGTTTCCTTTAGTCTTCTTGTATATTCTTTTATTGGCGTTTTACTTGCGGCTGCTTTAGAAATGTCTGGGGTTATTAGTACAACTTCTATAGTATCCGAAATATATTACGCCAATGCTGCTCTATATTTTGGACGTAGGTTTAGTGGCGGTAAATCAAACGTTGCGTTAGACAAGGAACAGTAATATGGCCAAAATTGATAAACAGATGAGTGAAAAGGACGCTAATCAAGTCCTTATGTCTGCATATAGCGATACTGACGCAACAATTGCAGTAAGTGGATTTGTTTCTTCAAAAGTGGGAGCACGTATTACCCGTTCAGTAATCTCTCCAACGGTTGACGATTACTCGTTTTACGATAATGCAACACTTTTATATCGTTTAAGAGTTACATATAATAACTCAGATCATGATGAAATTGATCAAGTAGAAAGAACCGTTTAATTATGAAAGAGCTTGATCTTTGGAAAAAATGCTCGTTGTTTATCAAACCGATAAACGTTAGTGTTTCAAAGAGAAAAACTTTGTATGCAGCTTCATGTTCTTTGTGTCAAAACGAAAGGTATATAACCTACGCACAGGCACATAATTTAATAACAGGTAAAAATAAAAACATTTGTAAAAAATGTCAAAAATATGAGGGAAATAAAGAAACGCGTTTTAAAAAGAATCAAAAGCCTTGGAATTATAAGAAAAAACACGTTTTTAAAAAAGACTACTCAAAGAGTAAAAAATTTCTTGAAATAGTCAACGCTTTTGGGGGGATAGTTTTTACCCCTGAGATTAGAAAAAAGCAAAGAGAAAAAAAACTAGGCATTACTGGCGAAAAAGCAAATGCTTGGTTAGGGGGTTTAACCTCTGAAAATAAGCTTCTACGAAGTAGAGACGAGTATAAACAATTAAGAAAAGCTTGTTTTTTAAGAGATAATTATACATGTGTTTTATGTTCTAAAAAAGGGGTAAAACTACATATGGACCATATAAAAGAGTGGTGTAATTATCCCGATTTAAGGTTTGAAATATCTAATGTTCGAACTTTGTGCGTACCTTGTCATAAAAATACGCCAAATTATTTACACAGAGCCAAACGTGGGAATTAAATTAAATCCATTTGATGGAAATTTAACTATCGTCGGTAATTCCGGTGGAGGCGGGGGAGGCGGCATTACATCATTAAATGGATTATCGGACTCCTCCCAAACGTTTTCAATTGGAACTTCTGGAACAACTATCGCGGTTGTCTCTGCCTCTGGTATTCATACATTTAATATACCAAACGCTTCAACAAGCGGTGTGACACGCGGTGTAATTAGTAATACAGAATACCAAAACTTATTAGCAGATAAATATAAGGTTGAAAAATTTACATTAAACGGAACAGATATTACAAATGAATATGTAACATTAGCAGCAACGCCAACTGATGCGGCAGACACTCGTTTAATTGTAATTGGTGGACTAGAACAAGAATATTCGATTGATTTTACCGTTTCAGGAAACCAAGTTACTTGGAATGGTTTAGGTTTAGATGGGTTTTTAGAGGTTGGTGACGACCTTATTATTGTTTATAACTAAAGGGAAATAAAATGGCTACACTTAGAAAAAAGTTTATTGGTGCTAATCAGGTAGACGGAACAAAAATTCGTTTAAGTAACGCTGAATATCTTCGCGCACGAAATGCAGCAGACAGTGCCGATATTAACGTTGTTAGAGTTAATAGCTCAAACGAAATTGAATTTCCATCCGTTCCTAAAATTACAGGAACGCCTTCTGCTTCAAACGATGCAGCAACTGTTGGTTATGTACAAAGCGTTCTTGAAGGTTTAGATCCAAAAGAAGCAGTTCGCGTTGCTTCAGTTGGTTCAAACATTAACCTTGCTTCCGAATTAGAGAACGGTGATAGCCTTGATGGCGTAACACTTGCAACTGGCGACCGGGTTCTTGTTAAAGACCAGTCAGATCAAACTCAAAACGGTATTTACGTTGTTCAAGCATCTGGTGCAGCAGTTCGCTCTTCAGACATGAACGCTTCTGCTGAATTCGTTGGTGCTTACACATTAGTTCGAGCGGGAACCGTTAACCAAGGTCGCGGTTACGTATGTTCTGTTCCTTCAAGCTTTACTCTTGGCTCAGATAACGTTACCTTTGTTCTTTTTAAAGCCGCTGCTGACTTTGTTGGCGGAGACGGTATTACAATTACCGGTAACACAATCGATGTTGATCTTTCAGCGGCTTCCGGTTTAGAATTTAGCTCTGGTGAACTACAGGTTAATTTAGAAGCTTCCAACCCGACCCTACAAATTAGCAGCAATGAATTAGGTGTTAAACTAGACCCAGCAGGTGCAATTGTTACCGGTTCAAACGGTTTAGCTGTTCAACAAGGCGATGGTCTTGCTATTTCAGCTAATACTTTAGCTGTTGACTTAGCTGCAACACCTGGTTTAGAGTTTAGCGGAGGTCAATTACGTGCTAAAGTTGATGCCGCCACAGTAAAACGCAACGCCAGCGGCGAACTAGAAGCCTTAAAACATCGAGAACAGAAGATTACGCTAGCAGGTGGAGACATAACCAATCAATATGTCGACCTAGCTTTTGCTGCTTTTGGTGCAGATGCTACAAATAACTCTTTACAATTGGCAGTAATTGGTGGTATAATTCAAGAGAAGGGTGTAGATTACACGGTTTCTCTAACCGGTGGTTCAGGTGGAGTTACTCGGGTAACATTTGCTGGTGACCTAGCGACTGGCGGAAACGCAGCTCTTGTGGCTGGAGATATTTTAGTTATTAATTACAGTTACTTAACATAATAACGGCTCTATCCAAAGTGAAATGAGCGGTAAATGGCTAGGATCAAAAGTAAATTTATTCGATTGGGAACGGGGACCGACGATTTAAATAGTCGCGGTCTTCCTGCTAACTTTACCCCAACGAATTATACACCCGATCAAGTCGCTTCGGAGGGAACTGATAAGGTTTCTGCTCACTTAAAAGGTATTGATAATGCCTTAGGTGTAGTTGCACCTATTGATGGTGACATAGATTTAACTCTTTTTAACGGAGCAAACAATCAGTCTAGTCCAGCCAATGTAACTGGGTTAAACTTTTCAAACGCTGTAGTTCGCTCATTTCGTGCTCAAGTTAGTGTTTCAGTCGATGCAACCTCTGATCTATTTGAAGTGTTTGATTTGCTAGGCGTTCAAAGGGGTTCAGACTGGGCAATGTCTGTTGTTACGACAGGGGATGATAGTCTTGTTGATTTTACAATAACAAGTGCTGGTCAAATTCAATATACAAGCGGAAATTATAGCGGATTTTCAACATTGAGGATACAGTTTAGAGCAGAAGTGACACAGGTTTAATCTAATGAGCAATAGAAACCCCAATATCAGCAGTTTAGACCCTTTACAAATGCTTAAACAAACCCTTGACGGGGAAATGGATGCGCAAAGGGTAATTATTGTTGGTGGGATGTCTAATAATTCATTACCGATAAATAACCAAGAATTAAAAGTTATTGAAGTAGAAAAACCTGTTATTGTTGATAGAGTTGAATATAGGGAAGTAGAAAAACCTGTTATTATTACAGAACTTAAAGAGGTAGAAAAACAGGTTGTTGTAAAAGAATACGTTCCACAAGAAAAAGTTGTTGAAAAAATTGTTTTTGTTGATAAAATTCAAGTAGTTGAGATTGAAAAACCTGTTATTATTGAAAAGGAAAAGATTTTAAGTAATAGTAAACTTGAAAAGATTGTAATTCTTCTTCTTTCTTTACAAATTATTGTTACGGTGTTATCAAAATTAATTTAGGAGAACCAAAATGAACGACAAAATGAAGATGAAAATGAAGAAGCAGGGTGGTATGGACCCTCTTCAAAAGAAAGCCAAAATGAACATCATGCAGGCGTTACGTGACGATGCTGGTGAAATGATGAAAGATAACCTTAAAAAGGTTGTTGTTTCTTCTAGCTCAAAGGAAGGTCTTGAAAAGGGCCTTGAAAAAGCTAAACAACTTATGGAAAATCCAGAAGTTGAAGCTGCTCTTGGTGAAAACGAAGAGATGGAAGATGAAATGGAAGAAGGCGAGCTTCCTGAGCTAAAAGAAGAAGGTGATCCACAGGAGCAAATGGCTCTTGATGAAATCGAAGAAAAGATTAAAGAATTACAGCGGTTAAAAGAAAAGAAACTCGGACGTGGTGCAATGGGCCGCGTTGAGGACATGGAAGAGTAATTAAATGGCAACAACACCTTGGGTAACATCCAATAAGCTCATCGAAGCTGTTAAAAGAAATTTCTCTGTGCCAATCGCTCAGGGTCTTTTAACAACGGATGATATTCTTGCGTTTGCAAATGAAGAGATGATGATTTCTCAAGTACCTTCAATTCTTCAATTTCATGAAGAGTTTTTTGTGTACAAAGATGAAATTCCTCTTGTTTCTACGCAGGTTAGATATCCTATTCCGGAGAGAGCAATTGGAATGCGCCTAAGAGATATCTTTTATAAAGACTCTAGTGGCAACCTTGTTGAAATGGAAAGAATTAATGCCGACGATAAGGCATATTTTCAGGATTCTTGGGGTTATAACGGGTATTTAAAAAGGTATTACATTGAAAATAATACAATTGTTCTAGCACCAGAGCAAACTGCTTCACCAACTGGAACTTTGTTAATTAGTTATTTTCTACGCCCAAATCAATTAGTTGCCGATGAACAGGCGGCTGTTTCAAATGCCTTTTCAAAACAACTAACAATAGATAACACCACGCTAGTTGCTGGTAATACAATAAGCATTGGCTCAAAAACTTTCACGGCGGTAGCCGGTTCTCCTGCTGCTTTAGAGTTTCAAATAGGTGCTAATTCAATTACTACCGCTACAAACCTAACGGTTGCAATTAATACAGACGGAACATACTCGGCAAATAACGGTTCTCCTTCAACAAACATTATTACAGTTGAGTATCAAGATCAAAGTGTTGTTTTTAACACCAATAACACAAATGCTGTGCAAATTTCAACCAAATTGGGTGTAAAATTTAATAATATTCCAAGTAATATTACAAATTTGGCTTATATTGACTTTTTACAAACTCGTCCTGGACATAAAACATACGTTTTTAAAAAACAAGTTCCAAATAATGGAATAAGTGGTAGTTATATTTATTTTGATTCCGGTGTTGTTCCTTCTGAATTTGTTCCAGGTGACTATATTTGTCTAGAAAACGAATGTATTATACCACAAATCCCAACGGATTTACATATTTCTCTAATCCAACGAACTGGAAATAGAATTATGGCGGCTATTGGAGATCAAATTGGTCTTCAAAATAGCGATAAAAAGCTTTCCGAAATTGAAACGCGTCAAGGAACACTAATTGACAACCGCGTTGAAGGAAGCACTCCTAAGATTACCGCTCGTCGTGGCCTTTTAAACCTAACAAAAATGGGTTATAGGCGTCGATTTTAACAAAAGAGGCTCGTAAGTGGCAAGTTCTACAGTAACACTACGTGCGTTAGGCTTAAATACATCTCCAAACCAATTAGGCGTTGAAGATGGTAGTCTTTCTGTTGCCAAAAACGTTATAATTAAACGTGATAACGTAGTTGAATCGCGAAGAGGATTTAAACTTTTTGGTAATTCTTTTGGAACTAGCTCGGATAGGGCTAAACAGCTTTTTACCTATAAAGATAGAATTCTTAGACACTACGGGTCTAAGTTAGAGTTTGATTCTAGCGATAATCAAGGTGTTTTTAAGCAATTTGCTGGTGATTATTTAGAGACAGAAGCCGGTTTACGTATAAAAGGCTTAGAATTTAACGGAAACTTTTATTTTACCACATCTCAAGGTATTAAAAAGATCTCTGTTGCAAGTGCTAACGACTTTTCGACATCTTCAGGTCAAGTTACGGATGCTGGTGGTTTAAAAGCAATTGACGTTGCTTCTTATTTAAATTATAATTATGGCGACCAATCTTCATTTTTATCGCAAGACAGCGCTGTTGCTTACAGAATTCTTTGGAACATTGTTGATGCTAATAACAATCTTGTTCCAGGAACGCCAAGCCAAAGAACTGAAGTATATAACTCTCTTTTAAATCTTCTATTACAAGATTTTAACCGAGTATTAATTGCTCTAGACATAATTAATCAAGGTGCTAGTTTAATTACTGACGGTAATTATCTTTCAACTTTAAAAGTAAATGAGACAACTTCATCTGTTGATTTAAGAGACAATCTTTTAGCGCTAGCTACCAAGTTAGACCAGGATATTTTATACGCAGATAACGACGGTTTGCCAACCGGTGCTCCATTAGAAATTAATACTGCTTCCATTACCTCTGGTGTATGCACGATAACATTCGCATCTGGCGATGCCACTTTATATTTAACTAGTGGAAGTGCTATTTACTTGAATGACTTTGTTCCAACAAGTGGAACTTTAAACGGTGCACAAGTATTAGCAACAGTTTCTTCTGGCCAGATTACTTTTAACACTTCTGCTTCTGGTACAGTGACTTTAAGTGGTGCGAGTACTATTACAAGCAATGAATACCGAGCTATTACACAGCCAGGCATCCCTTCTAACCCAGCAACAAATTCTGATTTAGAAGAGTTACAGGTATATTTAGAAGACATTATTAATCGTTTAATTGCCGAACCCAATGGGGTTATTCCTGACGCTCTTTCAAATGAATATATTGATACATTAGATGTAACAAAAGCATCCACTGTCACCTTAAAAATTGGTGTTCCAGAGGGTGCAACTACAAACCATTTCTATCAGGTTTATAGGTCTTCTGTTGCAGAAGCCGATGGCGCTGCCGTATTAAGTATTGATGTTTTTCCATCAGATGAAATGCAACTTGTATATGAAGCATATGCAACTCAAACAGAAATCGATGCCGGTGTTATAACTTTTACTGATATTACACCAGATGCTTTCCGTGGAGCTAATTTATATACTAACCCACAAACAGGCGAGGGAATTCTCCAAGCAAACGATATCCCTCCTTTTGCTAAAGACATTATTTCTTTTAAGAACGTAACTTTTTATTTAAATACAAAGACTCGCCAACGTAAGTTTATGTCATTAATCGGTGTTCAAAACATGATTAATGACTACAATAACAGCATTATACCAAAGCTTACCATTGGAAGTTCGGACGGATTTAATACCTACGAGTTTATTGTTGGTGAAAAACAAGAAACGGATGTTGATTGCGTTGCCGGAAGTGCTCTCGCTGCCTCTGGAACAGCTTCCTATTGGTTTATTAACTCAGCAAATAACATCAATAAATACTATGTGTGGTATGAAATTGGAACAGCCACAGACCCCGCTATATCTGGTAGAACAGGGATTAAAGTAGTTGCTGATGCGGGTGATACTGCAACTGAAATAGCAGAAAAAACAAGAGATACGTTAAATCTTTATATCAATGATTTTAGCGCAACAAGTGCTTTAGATGTTGTCACGGTTGAAAATCTTGATAGTGGCTATGCCGACAGTGCAACTGCTGAAACTAGTGGTTTTACTATTACCATTACCAACTCT